AAATCTCTAACCTGCAAAAAGAGGATGAAAAGGAGCAAAATGACGGAAACGTTATCGACATCGGACAAGGAAGTACCAAAAACTAGACTGGCACTTCAAGAAAAATACAAAGAAGAAAAATCAGAACCACACGCTAAAAGATTAGATCCTGACAACATAAAAGATATGGTTAGTCAATTACCTGAACCTGTTGGGTATAGACTTTTAGTTTTACCTTTTACACCAAAAGAAAAAACTAAAGGTGGAATTTTGTTTTCACAAGAACAATTAGACAAAGCTAGAATTGCAACTACTTGTGGTTATGTTTTAAAAATGGGAGATCTTGCATATAAAGATAAAGATAAATTTAATGCACCTTGGTGCAAAATAGGAGATTGGGTAATGTTTGCTAGATACGCTGGTGCACGTTTACCAATAGAAGGTGGAGAAGTGCGAATATTAAACGATGATGAAGTGTTAGGGACTATAAAAGATCCTGAATCAGTTCTTCATTATATTTAACAACATAGGAAGGAAACTATGCCAACAGAGAACGCACAAAAAACAGAAGATCTAATTGATGTAGGCGAAGAAAAAGGTGCTGAAATTAATTTAGATAATCAGGGTGAACCAGAAAAAGTTGAAACACCCGTTGAAGAAAAAATAGAAATCGAAAAAGTTGAAGATAAAACTTATGAGAATGAGCGTGAAACTAAAGTAGATAAAAAAGAAGATGAACTAAAAGAGTATAGTGAAGGAGTTCAAAAAAGAATTGCTAAACTTACTCGTAAAATGCGAGAAGCTGAAAGACAAAGAGAAGAAGCTATTGCATTTGCAGAAGCAACTAACAAACAAAAGAGTGAGTTAGAAGGAAGACTATCTAAGTTAGATAAATCTTACACTTCAGAATTTGAGAATAGAGTTAAAACAAATATGACAGCAGCAAGACAAGCTCTTAAAACTGCCATTGAATCTCAAGACGTTGAAGGACAGATTGCAGCTCAAGAACAGATTGCAAATTTAACTATGGACGCTGCAAGACTAAGCGCCATGAAAGCAGCTGAAGAAGCTAAACCAAAAGAGGTAAATGTAACACCTCAACAAACAAGACAACCAGCTCAAAGCGACCCTAAAGCAGAAGAATGGGCTGCTAAAAATCCTTGGTTTGGTAATGATTCAGCAATGACTTATACAGCTTTTGATTTACATAAAAAGCTTGTAGAAGAAGAAGGATTTGATCCAAAATCAGACGAATATTATGCAGAAGTTGATAAAAGAATAAGACTTGAATTTCCGCATAAATTTGATAAGGTAGAGGACAATACTACAGAAAGAGCAAGACCTGCTCAAAATGTAGCTTCAGCTAGACGTTCAGCTTCAACAAAAGGACGCAAAACTGTCAAACTCACGCCTTCACAGGTAGCAATTGCTAAAAGATTAGGTGTGCCACTAGAAGAATATGCGAAACAATTAAATATCACGGAAGGAGTATAGGCATATGGAAAATGATAAAGTAAAAACTTCACGTGCGAGTCAGACTAGAACTAAAGCGGAAGCTAAAAAAGTTTGGACTCCACCCAACTCACTTGATGCACCACCAGCGCCAACTGGATACAGACATCAATGGATACGAGCCGAGATACTCGGACAACAGGACACTAAAAATGTAGCGTCCTCTTTGAGAGAAGGTTATGAATTAGTTAGAGCTGATGAATATCCTGAATCAAATTATCCAGAGATGACCGAAGGCAGATACGCTGGAGTAATCGGAGTGGGAGGCCTTTTGCTGGCAAGGATACCAGAAGAGATCGCAGAGCAGATTGATGCTTACTACAAAAAGCAAAATGAAGCTAAAGAGGAAGCAATTAACAACGATCTTTTGAAGGAACAGCACCCAAGTATGAAATTCCAAAAGGAATCGAATACTCGTGTAACCTTCGGTGGTACAAAGAAAAGCTAATTATTTAGTAATTCCTATCCAACGAATAATTTAAACCGTGCTGGAGGCCCGTAAGGGCAGGCACATATAGGAGAAAACACTATGGCAAACCAAACAGCTGGCTTTGGATTCAGACAAGCACCTACAATGGGTTCTACACCCGCTACAGGTGGTCAAGCTGAGTACATGGTCAAATCAGGGCTTGCTGTCGGAATTTTTCAGAACAATCCTGTTTCACTACAATCGGCAGGTGACACTGGGTATCTACAAGATGCTACAGCGGACACTATGGACGATGGAAAAGCGGGTGGAATAGATTGGTCAACTGGAACTTCAGGCATCACCCTAATAGAAGGCGTGTTCAACGGAATATTTTATATAAATAGTTCTACGAGCAAACCTACTTTCGCAAACCACGTGTTGGCTAGTACTACGTTCGGAACGGACTACAATACTGGTTCAAGCGACGGAATCGGCTTTGTTAACGATAATCCAATGCAGGAATATACTGTAAAATGTGATGACGCGATAACTCAAGCTAATCTTTTGAGCACTTTTAACTCGACTGATGGAGCAACTGCTGGTACTCAAACTAATGGTCAATCGACTGTTAAATTGGATATCGGTACAGCTGCTGCAACTTGTCAGTTTAAAGTTGTAAGAACGGCTAACGATCCGGCAAACAATGATAACACTGTCTTAAACTCGAATGTAATCGTTATGATTGCACCGACGGCGGCAGCAAATAACTAATAGTTAGAATAGGAGTATAGAACTATGGCAATATCAAGAGCACAACTAGTCAAAGAACTAGAGCCTGGTCTGAATGCACTATTTGGACTAGAGTATAAAGAGTATGCACAAGAGTGGACTGAAATATTTGAGACAGAAACTTCAGACAGAGCTTTCGAAGAGGAAGTAATGTTAGCAGGTTTCTCAAATGCAGCAGTTAAACCTGAAGGCCAAGGCGTTCAGTTTGACGATGCGCAGGAAACTTTTACTGCAAGATACACTAATGAAACGATTGCATTAGCATTCGCTATCACAGAAGAAGCTATCGAAGATAACTTGTATGACAGACTTTCGTCTAGATATACAAAAGCGTTAGCAAGATCTATGGCGTCTACTAAGAATATCAAAGGAGCAGCTGTATTAAACAATGCGTTTGATGCAAACTTTGCTGGTGGAGATGGAAAAGCACTTTGTGCAACTGACCACCCTACATTAGCTGGTTCGTTCGCAAACGAATTATCAACTGCAGCTGAGTTGAACGAAACATCATTGGAGCAGTCTTTAATCGACATCGCTGCATTCACTGATGAAAGAGGCCTAAAAATTGCGGCGCAAGGAACTAAATTAATAATTCCTTCAGCTCTTCAATTTACTGCTGACAGACTTATGAATTCTGCTGGTAGAGTTGGCACTGCGGATAATGATATCAACGCAATTAGAAACATGGGAATGATTTCTGGTGGATACACTGTAAATCACTACCTAACTAATGCGAAGAAATTCTTTATCATGACAGATGTTCCAAATGGTCTAAAACATTTCAACAGAGCACCTATCAAAACTTCAATGGAAGGTGACTTTGATACTGGTAATGTAAGATACAAAGCTAGAGAGAGATACGTATTCGGATTCTCAGACCCTAGAGGTATCTTTGGATCAGATGCAACGTAATCTTAATTGATTCTAAAAGGGGCCGCCTCAAAACGGCCCCTTTTTTTATGAAGGGTGAGAAAATGACTAAATTCCTCGTAAATATCTGGGCCTACGACCATCACGCAAAATTTGAAGTAGAGTCCGAAGACAATCCAAAATCACTAGAACAATCGATAGTTGACAAACTAGGAGAAAATGTTATAAAGTGGGAAAACCTTGGAATATCTTATGATAACAAGGTTAACAGAATAACCTATGAGGAGGTTATAGATGATACAAGACCTATACAAACAAAAAAGGTCCTTGGAGTTGAAGTGGGAACAGGAGCATCTATCTGAGGGTAGATATACTCTTGAGATGGTGAGAATTGACGATAAAGTCAGAGAGATCATCACTAAAATAAAGTTGGAAGAAGCAGCAATTGCTCACAGACAAAATACCGTAGAAGGTATTGCT